TACACGTTAACCATTACCGTGTGCGTCAACGTAATCAGCAACCAACTTCAAGGCGCTGGCAAGCTGAATAATCGCGTCGGTTAATATGATGTCAGCCGGTAGCTTCTCGACCTCGCTTATTGCGTTTCTTATGGCCAATTCGGCGGGCGTATTAAGATTAAGCTGACACCGTCTTGGCAAGCTACTGTCGGACTGCACAGGTTTGTAAGAGTCGCACTGGTCACATCCTTTTACCTCGTCGCACTTATACGGTTGCAACTCGGGAGTACTGCAGGTTTTTTTTGTTACACATTGTGATTGCTATTAGTTGTTATTACTGGTACCACATTATTCACCGCCACATATTCGGGGAACCCGCTAATGTCGATCACATTGCAGGTAAACTCCTCGATGCTGTCGAGAATGGTCTCGTGGTTGTGGTTTATTTCGGATCGCGTGCGCATAAACCGGTTTCCCGAGGTAGTGGCAAAGTTGGTAAGTGCATTGTTTACAATATCGGCCAGCTCGAGGTACTCTAGTGCGTCGTATTCCTGCGGGTTATAGTCGGCTGAGTTGCTGTGCCACCGGCTTACTATATGCACCCGCAAGCTTATGTCGGCGTTTTGCTTGTTATAGCCCATTTTATTCCACACAATAGGTAAAAATTCGACGAAAATTGCAGGAAACTTAAATGGGGTTTCTTGCTCCAAAAAATCTACCTGCTGGTTCCACAGGTCGAAATGCTCGAACATCTGGGTTTTATCAGGTTTTAAAACACTTTTCAAACAGTTTTTAATGTCGAGATACAATTGTCGTCTCATGCGTTGAATATTTGGTTAAGTCGTTCGTTTATCATCTCCTCAATTCGCTTAATCAGCTCCGGATCATCGCCGATAAACTGCCGTTGTGGCATAATAAAGCCCTTGCCGCGTCCGGCACGAAGTCCGAAGTTGTGCACAGCGGCATATATTAGGTCGCTATGTATTGTTACCTTGCCTGTTTCTACGGAGTACTGCAGCGATCTACCTAGGTCGCCTGTGTTACCTCTCAAAATTTTTCTAGTTCTCCTGGCACCCTGAGTCGGGTTATCGATAACCTTACCGCCACGGATCCACGTAGCTTTACGGCGCTGTACCTCACTCCATTTCTCGCGCTTCCAGCTCTCGCCATGGAAGCTGGCTTTAAAGTGCTTCACAGCTTCGTGTCCGATAATAGCCGGCAGCTCACGGTTTAGAAGCTTGTCGAGCTGTACCCGGTTGCGTCTTACCTCAGCGGCAAATTGTTCGAAGCTGATTGTTAGCATGTTGAAAAAATATTTTTTTGTTTTTCATAAAATATACTTATCTTTGTCTCGCTGCGATTGTATCAAGGCGACACCTGAACCCTTAACAGGCAACTGTTAGGGGTTTAGCCCTTTTATAATCTCAACAATTTTGTTTTTAATCATATCATCGCGTTTAATAACTGCAACCCGACTACCAAAAATTAAATAGCATGATTTTATCTCTTCGGTGGTAAAATCGTTTATCCGCCACAACAATCGACCTGTAATTTTATTTACATTCAATGGCCTCGAGGGATCGAAATGCTTGTTAAAGTCAATAATAACAGCGTCGCAGCCCTGTTCCTTGGCCTTTACAAACCCCGAAGTAATTCCCTTGTAACCCTTTATTCTCTTCGCGTCAGCAATTGAGCCATTAATTGTAAATTCAGGATTACTCTTGCCACTTATATGCGGGTTAATCACCAGCTGCATGTTGCTTTCGTGAGCTATTAAAATTCTACCGGTGGCCACATTATCAACAATTTCTGATTTATCAGCCAACGCGTTGATTCTGAATTTGCCAATGTGGTCGGGGTAGTATGCCTGACTGATAGGGATCTGCGCTTCAGCAGGAGCAGCTTTAAAATACACCTGCTCCTTGGTAAATATCTCGCCTGTTTCTCCGGGGTTACCCTCCAGACCTTGCTGAGCAGATGCAGCCCGTTTGGGCTTATCGGTAGTTCCCTCGTCGGTTTCTTCCCAGTCGCACTTACAGTTCCACAGGTTACCGGGCTGGTTATCATTCCAGAATGAGTCGGTTTTTGGCCGAATTATGTCATAAAACTCAATGTGCTCAGGTCTGCGCTCGGCGCTACGGCTGGGCAGCCATTTTAAATTTGGATACAGCTCCACCCTTATTTCGTCACTGGTAAAGTCAATCCATTGCTTAGCGGTTCTGGCACGTGCCGTGGCCGTGTTATATTCCGCTACCTGGTAACGGTTGAATTTGTTGGCTACTCGTTTAGCGGCCTCTTTATACTGTTTAACGTCTCGCAATACGCCATCAGCATCAGCCCACTGTCGAGCTATTTGCTGAGTTGCGTGATAAGCTTTGTATGCTGCAAACCTGTTGACATTAAGTAATAATTCGCTGTACTTAGCCGCGTATTTATCGCCACTAAGCATGTTGCTTATAATGCCCGAAAAGTTATCTGAATATGTTTTGAATATGTCGTCGTTAAAGGTGTCGCCCGGCTTTATGCTGTCGATTGCTTTATTGACGGCTGTCTTATAAGCCAGATAAGCTACCGAAGGAAACGTACTGAGGGCAGACAAAAAAACGCGATTATCGCTGTTAAAGTAAAGCGCATCAAGGTTGTCGATGCTTATCCGCGGGCGACGCTTAAAGGTCGCCCTCAGACGAAAAAATCGAGTATCCTGCCAAAAGCGCTGAGTTTACGTATAGCCGGTGCGTTTAATTTTTTGTTCCCTGAAGCATCAGGATCCGGAAGCTGATCGGTGGTCTGCATGGCCGCCTTCAGCTCGTCGTAATTATCCGGCTTCGGGATACCCATTTCCTCATAAATGTAGTCATCCGATACAGGTACCTTCTCGCTAACACTGTCGAGCACATCCCACTTTTTCTTAAGCGCGTCCCAGTTGGTGCCGCCCTCCTCAAAGTTGATGTAGCCGCCTGCCACATTAAACCCAAAGGCCTTTAAAATTGCTTTAAACTTGGTATTCAAGATGTCGAGTATCATCTTGGCATCGGCGCTGTGCTTGGCATCTTCAACCTCCTGGTGCACCTCGCCAAGGCTCCGGGCTCCGTTCTCGCCCTGCTCGGTAGTAAGCGTGTTACCCAGTACGCACTTGCTTATTTCAGCGTTGCATGAATCGTGCAGCAGTTTATAGAGTTGCCCGGCAGTCCCTTTTACGGCATCATGCATCTTAAAGTCGGCGCCTTTGGGTAGTATGGCATAGGCTGCCGAGCCATAAGCCTCCATTGCCTGCTCGAGTTTCACCCGGGTGGCATCATCGTAGTCGTCGTAGCGGGCCTCCCGGAATGGCATCCCGAATAACTCAGCAAACTGTGCCCAGTCGCCAAAGTTGCCGCGCTTGTAGATTACATATTGAGCGGCTTTTATCAGCAGGCCCATGCCTCCGTCGCCTGCCCACAGCATGTACTTACTCAGCGGCGGCTCCATATACAGCCAGTCGCGGGTAGCTTGTTGCTGGTCGCGGCTGATGCACCTGAATGCGCGCTCGGGGTGTACGTGCTTGCGCGGTATAAGGTCGTAGTCAATCACATAGCGCTCCTCGTCGTCGTTGTATGTTATACTATTAATCTGCAGGAGCGAGTAGCCATACAGGATACTGTCGAGCAGATCCTTAACAAGGCCTCCCATATCGGGCGAGTTCAGCAGCTTGTTGATCTCCTCGTCCTGCGCTCCATCCTTAGCGAACACAAGCGTTCTATTGGCAATAGCATCGCGCCGCTTGCCCCACACGCCCTCGATATGTCCGTCGAGCATAATATCATCGTAGAGGTCGTAGAGCTTTACCCTGGTGGGGTTTTGCTGGCTTTCGGCGGCCTTAATGGCATCGCGCCAGGTGCTGATGTCGTTGCTCCGGCGGTTAACCTGCTTAACCACGATGTTCTGTACTATTATATCCGGTGTTGTTTTAGTCATGAATGATGATTTTAAAAGTGGTTGCTTCTTGGTGAGTTTCCTCCAAATTTGATGTAGCTGCTGCCGCCGTTCGTGGCGTCGCTCCGGCGGGTAAGGCCGTCGATACTGGCCCGCTCGGCCTGTACCTCCTTCAGGAAGGCTATTTTGTCGCGGTAGTTTTGTACACGGCTATCCGGCATGTTCACCGGATTGCTGATGTTGTAGACGTTGTATATTGCCACATCGCGCACTATTTTAACCAGCAGCGTGTTCCGGTTCGTGCCGGTTTTGGCGTACTCCTGGTCAACCTCATAACGGGCCGTGAGGTATGCCTTCACCTCAGCCTCGGCATCAGTAATAGCGGTAGTAATGTATTCGGGTTCCCGGCTGAGAACCTTCAATATTTCGGGGTACATACCTGCCCCTTCGATATCCGACTGATTTATGTAAGCCATGCCTTATTTGTTTTAATGCCCGAATTACAGGCGATTTTACGTGTAAATGATAACTTGCCCGCCTTTGGGGCATTGCCCCGCGAAAACGGCAGCTTTAAAACTATTTTAAAGGGGTTTCTCATTTAGCAGCACCTCCCTTAATTCGTTTCGGTAGTTTTTTGCCGACCAGGTCGCTGGCCGATGGGGTGATATAAATGCAATATTGGCACAGCTTCAGATAGTCACGGAGTGACTTATCTAAGTAACCAAGGCGTATCAGGTTGTTAATCTGGTCGCGCTCATAAACACGTACCTTGCCGCCTACGAGCAGAACAAACTGCTGGCGACCCCGGCGCATTCCGTGCATCCTGTTGGCGTGTCTTATTGCTGAGCTTACGGCTATCTGCCGGCGCGTGCGACGAATTACGGTAATTAGAACCGATTTGTTGGCGATGTAAATTAGGAACTTGTTGATACTCAGTAAAATTTTAATCATAATTATATTCGTTTAGTGTTAGGTTTGCGCTTCCCCCAGATGCCTGCCTCGCGGCTTGCAACTTGGTTTTTTGAATTGATTATAAACACGCCGCCCTCGATGCAGTCGGGGCCGTCGGCGGGTGCCGATAGCTGAGGGTTAACCAGCTCGAACTGCTCGCGCAGGCGTTCCATGT